AATATTATCTACTGCTGTGATGTCGGTCAGATTTAATTCTGCCGACTCCATAAAGAGGTAGTAAGACGACAGAAATTCTGTGAACTTAGGATGGTCCTCTAAAACATATTGAGGTACTTGTTGTTTAACAAGTGAGGATAGTTTCCTCTTGTTAGTTTTATATTTCGTTGCCATTGATTAAGAGTAGCTAGATGTTGTCGTATATGTTGTTCCTGCCTGTGAACTTCCACTTTCAATACCATCAACTTCACCAGTAATTGTTGAGTTTGATGTATCGATAGATAGAACTTGATTTCTTACTGGCACAACATCATTAGAGCTTGGCGTTGCAAATACTCGAACTTGAGTACTTGTTGCGCCGTCTACATTTGAAATACTTGTAATGTGTGCGGATGTAAGAACCACTTCACCTGTTGTATAGTTTACAGTACCGTATGTTGTGTCTGTATAAACTCGTGTTGTGCCACTTAGATAATATAATCTTAAATTACCAGCACCATCATCATCTAAGAAATGTTCGTTTAGTGAACTGTCATTGTTTACCTTAAAACCAGATGATGATATAACACCGCCGCCAGATGAGTTGTGTCCAGAATGTGGATTATACAATGCATTATTATAACTAAGTGTATATTTTATTCCTGAATTTAATGTTGGTGTAAAATACTTGTACATTCTCACCGTTGTGATATTACTTAGAATAGATGTATCTGCATTATTAATATCTTCAATTAGTTTTGAGTATCTAAACATGCCAGCAAAGTCCTCTAGTGTGTCGTTATTATAACTTGCAATCTTTGTTAAAACATTTGTTTGAAGTGTAGACACATCCTTAGTTGTTATGCCTGAATTATATTTGAAGTTGACAACAAGTGTAATGAATGTTGTTTCAGGGTCGATAATTACAGGTGTTACTGAAGCAACAGCATATGATTTAAGACTCTGTACAATACTTTCTTTTGTAGCAGTTGTAAGATTAGAACCAGATTTTGCCTTGATAGAAATATAGACTTTACCATAGTCGGGTGTAGCTGCATCTTCACCACCGTAAACCTGAACTGCCTGTGCGTTTGCATATAGACCTTTAACTAGTGTCTTGTAATCTTCAGCAGTAACCGCTCTATCTTGTGCAGAATAATCTCTTGGTGCATTATACTTAATCGAAGAAATTGATTCAAGCCCAGTCCCGCCTGAAGCATTACTAACTGTCGTAATTGTTGCACTTGAAAATCCACCAATTGTTCCTGATAGAGTAAATGTTGTAGCGCCGTTCGGTGCATCTCTGTTGCCGTTGATATAATCTAATATGACTATGTTGCCGTCTGCAATTGTCTTACCTGTAACTCCGTCGCCGAAATAAACTTCAAAACGACCGCCTTCTACTTCTTGTAAAAAGTAGACTTTAGATGTCGAATCTAATCCTGTAATACCAGTTGCAAGTGTGTATGTGTTTGTTGTTGCATCAGAAGATGATTCTTGTACTTTAACGGTCAATGTGGTTGTATCGACACTATCGTTTGGTATAATAAATCTTTGGTCAATATCAGATGTGTTTGCAGTATATTTGTAGTTTAAATAAGAGCCCTCATAGACAGTTAAATTATCAAATTGATAAACACCAGAAACAGGAGTAATACTTACATCAGCGTTGTTGACAAAACTATATGATTGACCATCAACTGTTGTAGAGAATTTAGTTCCTCTCGACATTGTAAGAGAAGCGCCAGTAGCATCATTAACTAAAACTGTAAGTGTGGCTGTAGAAGATGTGCAACTTGTTGGAGTATAACCAACTTGTTTTGCAAGTGATACAACACTAGAACGCAAGTCTGCACTATCAAGGTACATCTCGTTTGCAAGCATGTTTGCATTGTAACCAAGGTAGTGAGTATTATATGCTAGTACATCAAGAAGTACAGACATACCAGAACCTTCGAAGTCGTAGTCTGTAAATTCGTTCTGTTGTGATAAAAAAGTTTTTAAGTTAGACTTGATACCGTCAAAGTCTAATTCTGAAATTTCTAGTTTAGTTGCCATAGGTTATCTCAATCTCTCTAAAAAGGATTCTACTACTACAGGGTCTTGATAGTTCTGCACATAGAAAGATATCTGAACATCATATCCATTTCTGTCAAATTCTGGTTGTGTATGTACTTGAACTAATCTACATCTTGGTTCGTAATTGTTAATTAAATTTTCTATTTGTTTTGTTATTACATGATTCATCTGAGGAGTCATCAACTCAAACAACATTGCTCTCAAATTAGAACCAATTTCAGGGTGGAAAGGTTTTTCGTAGTGATTGGTATTGATTAGGTTTCTTACACTTCTTTTTACCGACTCGACATCAGTAATTTTCTGAATATCTTTTGTAGCCGTATTCTGTTGAAAGTCTAAATTCAAGTCCTTAAAAATCTTAGAACTTCTTGTACTTTCGTTAGATTGTGTAGCGTCATATCTTGACATTTAGATTCCCATCCTTTTGTAATATTTATATCTTACCCAACGAAAACATCACCAGAACCACCTGTTCTAGTGTGAGTGCAACTATCTACATCATCAGTCCTATTAATTGCAATCCCACCAGCAAACACAGTCGAACTTCCATTTGCAGTTGTAACGCCAGCATGCACATTAGGATATATGCCGTGTGTTGTAACTGTAGACCCGTTTACTGAAATTAACTTATCGTTTGCATAGACAGTTGACTGTGCAGTAGAACTAATTATTCCACCACCAGTATTAGCATCACCGTTTCGTTGTACGGCTGCCATTACTTCTTCTTAGCAGTTTTTTTCTTTGTAGTTTTCTTTGCAGTTGCTTTCGGAGCTGGTGTAGCAGTCTTAACTATAGGCGCATCATTCGGTTCTAGTGGTGCTGGGTTTTTAACAATACCCTGTACCGTGTTTAATCCGTCAGAAAAAGATTCTGCACCAACTTCACTCCAATGAATAGTGCCTTCTGTGATAAGCCTTTGTCTGTTTGCCAAATGTTGACTTGCAACATTCTCTTTACTTTCACCATTATACTCAACAGCATGTCCTTCTCTAATCAAAACAGCAGCACATTTCTCGCCGTTAATTGATGTGAAGTTGCCAAGAATACGGCCGAACTTGCCTTTCATATCTTCGCCTTTTTTGCTGACTTGTGTGTGTAAGATTGCTTCTGTACCTAAGAGTGAGCTCAATCTAGCCTTAGCAGCAAGACCAAATATCTTCTCAATCTTATCACTTGTTCTTGATTCTGGTGTGTCAATACCCATAACACGAACTCTTTCGTTTCTGAGCCACATGCCAAAACCTAAATCTATATCGACATCAACGGTATCACCATCAACTACTTTTACTATGTTTACTTTATACTCATGCATTGTTTTTTCCCTTAATAAAGATTGCTTTAATTGTACATAAACTATTTATAAGTGCTTGACAAAAGGTTTGAACTAATGTATAATACTTGTATGAATAATAGGCGAATATCCAAAAAGGATATTGAAAACGATTTAATACAAATCTTCGAGAAATATCCAAAATCCTTAGAAAAAGCGATTTCTATCTCTTTTAACCTGATTTTAGACTGTTTTGTTGCAATGTTTGGCGAAAAAAAGACTATAAAGGTGTTAGAAGAGGCAAAAAAGTCAATTCGTAACGGAAAACACACTCAAAAACAAAGACAAACTCGAAAAACAACTAAAAGGAGTCAAAAATAGTGCAAAAACGCAAGATTTTATCGGAAAAACGCAAGATTTTACTAAAAGTCGAACACAAGGCATACAACAAACGACTTAGACAACGATATTTACACTCTGCACAACTTACTTTTGATGATTATGTCAATTATATCGAAGGTTATTACAGAATTCCAATACAAACACAGCCTATTAAGAAATACTCTATACCAAAAGTCAGAGAAACAGAAGAAATTCCTAGTCTGTCTGCATTTAAAGAGTCATCAACAGGAGTTGACTGGCTCAAACACAAAGAAAAACTAGAAATCAGTAAACAGTACACAGTAGTACCTGCATATAACAAAGGTCCGTACATGGTTGTACCTGTTCACGAATTGCACACGGCTGGTAAAAAGGTCTAGGGGTACCACAGGACACTTTCCGCTATACCAGTTGATGGAATAATTACACAGACACTCTTTTTTAGTGTATAATATGCTTATATTATGATGAAAAAGGATAAAAAAAATATGAAATTAAATACTCCAGATATATTATGGAAATTAGACAATCTTGCTGACCAAGTTTGTTTAGATAATGACAATATAGTTAGATGGTGCATAGACCAAAACGACTGTGATGATGTTCCTGATAGAACTGCTCGTGGCATATTGCAAAAACATGGTTTAAAAGTTTCTGACTTAAAGACTTTAGATAATGATGGTGTG